AGCCTCCGCGCAGAAACCGGTGTACTGCGGTTTTGAAGCAACATACAATGAAAGCCACCGACGGAATCAACTTAGCGACGAAAACGGAGTTATGCTATGGCTACAAGAGGCGGAGCTCGCCCCAACTCAGGTCGGCCACCAGGATCAAAACTGGTGGTGACACAACTTGCGCAAGCAGAGGCCAAACTCGCCGGCATCCTACCTCATGAATGGCTGCTGAAGGTGGTTCGTGGTGACCCCATTGAGCAGAGCTACACGATCGACGTCGTGGATAAGAAGGGCCAAGTCATTGGTCAAGAAGTCATGACCAAGACCGTGTACCCCGATCTCCAAATGCGGCACGACGCGGCGAAAGCAGCTGCCCCGTACTACGCACCGCGGCTGGCTACGCAGGTAATGACGCTCAAGGGTGATGATTCGGCGCCCTTGGTCCTTGGGGAAAAGTTCAAAACTCTTAGCGACAAGGACTTAGAGACCCTACATAAGCTGGCACTTAAAGCTGACACCACACCAATTTGACCTGATGGGCACTCCCCTTTCCCCTGCTGTGGTGCTGGATCTGATTCAGCGGGAGCAACTGCGCCGTGCGGCGGAGCGATCGTTATATGCCTTTGTCCAGCAGGCGTGGGACACAGTGGAGCCGGGGGTGCCTTTTGTGCCTAGTTGGCATATTGAGACCATTTGTGAACACTTGGAAGCCGTGAGCGCTGGCGAGTTGTTGCGGCTGCTCATCAACATCCCTCCCCGCCACTCCAAGTCTACCATTGTGTCTGTGATGTGGCCCATGTGGGAGTGGATACGTAGTCCAGAGCAAAAGTTTCTGGCGGCATCTTACTCGGGCGTGCTGTCCATCCGTGACAACCTAAAGGCGCGGCGCTTGGTGCAGTCGCCGTGGTACCAAGCGCGCTGGGGCGAGGTCTTTGCATTGTCTGGTGATCAGAATGCCAAACAGCGGTTTGAGAACGACAAGACTGGCTACCGCATCGCCACCTCTGTCGGGGGCACCGCCACAGGTGAAGGCGGCAGTCGGCTGATCTTGGACGATCCTCACGGAGCTCAAGACGCCCAATCAGACGCACTGCGCGAAAGTGCCATCGAATGGTTTGACCAAGTTTGGGCCACCCGGCTCAACAACCCTAAGACTGATGCGATGGTGGTGGTGATGCAGCGATTGCACGCCAAGGACGTCAGCGGGCACATTTTGGACGACATTGGGGGTTGGGAACACATTTGCATCCCAGCGGAGTGGGACGGCACGCGCCGTCAGACTGCTTTGGGAGCTTATGACCCGCGCAAGACTGAGGGGGAGCTGATTTGCCCTGCGCGGTTTGGAGCGAAAGAAATTGAATCGCTAAAGGTGCTGCTGGGTAGTTACGGCACGGCAGGTCAGCTTCAACAGCGTCCCGCCCCAGCAGGCGGAGGCATCATCAAAACTGAACATTTCCGTTTGTGGCCCGCCAGCAAGCCGTTGCCCGACCTGTTTTTCATTGTGCAGAGTTATGACACCGCGTTCACTGAGAAGACTACAGGCGACCCAACTGGGTGCTGTGTATGGGGCGTCTTTGAACACGAAAAGCGACGCAATGTCCTGCTGCTGGATTGCTGGAATGAGCACCTAAGCTACCCTGAGCTCAAGAAACGGGTACTGGACGATTGGCAAGCGAAGTACGGCGGCGAGAAAGACAACGTGCTGAAGCCGTCGCGCAAGGCCGATATCATCTTGGTCGAAGCAAAGGGCAGCGGTCAATCTTTGCTGCAAGATTTGCGGCTTTCAAATATCCCGGCGGCACCCTATAATCCGGGCAAGGCCGACAAGATCGCGCGCGCCCACATGTCAACGCCGTTGCTGGAGAATGGTGTGTTCTGGGTGCTTGAATCTACCAGACAAAATGGCAAGCCGCGTACCTGGGCGCAGCCGTTCCTGGACCAGCTGGAGCAATTCCCGGCTGGCGAGCATGATGAGATGGTGGATTGCTGGACACAGGCTACGCTGTATTTGCGTGACGCAGGCCAGTTGGAGGTAACCGTTGCGCCGTTAGACGAGCCAGACGAGATCGACTACGCGGCGCGCCGTAAGATGAGGGTCAATCCGTATGGCTGATTTCAAGCACAATCTCAACGCAACGACTGATGTGCTCAACCGGGGGCTGATTGCGAGCAACCTTGGCGGCCCTGCCGATATGGCCAATGTGCTTGCCAACTTGGCGCGCGCAGGGTACGGGTTCGCAGGGCGGGAGTTGGGCTTGCTGCGCGCGGACCAACTACCCGAGTTGGTCGAAAAGCCCGCCTTCGGGTCAGAGCACTTGGGTGATGTATTGGAACGCTTAGGTGCCGTGTCGGCAACCCGCCGCCCAGGTGCTGAAATCGCCGCTTCCATGCTCCCGCTGGCTCCACTGACGGCAGCGCAGCTCGGCAAGCTTTCGCAGGAATTCCGTACTGGGCGCAACCTGGCTCGTGCGCTGGGGCTGGTCGAAAATGCGCCGACCAAGGTAGCTCAGCAGGAGCTGCGGCTCATGGCGCCTAAGTCCGGGGGCAATGAGATGGCGGTGGCAGTGTCGCCCAAAGGCATTGCAGGTCCGGTGCGGGTTGGTGTTGAAACCGCAGTAATGCCCGGCAAGAAAAGTCGGCTGTCGCGCTTCACGCCAGAAAGCGAGATCAATAGCTACCACACCCACAAGATGGACGGCGACCAGCGCTTCATGCTCAACCCCACGGACGTGGCAGTGGAAGCGCCTCGTGCTTCGGCCAACGTCATCCACACCGATGCCGCTAATCGCCCATCAGTGGACTTCGAGTCGGTGCGGCGTCCGGGCGATTTGGGCGTGAAGCTGTCTGACTGGTCGTATGTTGATCCGGCTGAGTGGCAGCGGTACTTGAAAGCCTCCGGCCAGTATAAAACCACCGTGCCTGAAGGGGCGTATAACAACGCTCACTTCAGTGATCTGTCTGCTGCAGGTTTCGCTGAAGGCGGTGCCGTTTTGCAAAAGCCTGTTATGGGTGGGGGATGGGACTCGGACTACTACGGGCCTGAGGGCCAAGCGCGGTATCAACGCGACCTTGATGCCTACAACGCCCAACAAGCCGCGCTCGAAGCTGCCAAGCCCAAGCTGATCGCCAAAGACGTTTTCATGGCGGCAGTCAAGCCTGAAATGTTGGATGCGCAAGGCAAGTTCAAAGGGCCAGATGCGGGTGTAAACTTCATGCTCGAAGGCTGGACCCCTGAAGAGGCATACACAACCGCCAGCGGCATTGCAAACGGAGGTGATTGGACCGAAGACAACCGCTTAGGCAAGCCGGCTTCCATAGAGCAAGCTAACGCGCTACTTGACCCGCGTTGGCGTGAGGGGCCAGACAATGGCGGCGGGGTGCTTGGAGGGCTCACCCGCGCTGTAGGCAAGCTGGCTAAGCACCTGCTGGTCGAAAACCCTGCAACATCAATGGCGTTGACGGCTGGGCTGGCCCCGAGCATGGGCAATTTGCTGCAAGGGGCAGGCATGAGCGCCTCAACGGCTAAGCTGGCCGCGCCAATGCTGACCAGTGCCGGGAAAACATTGGTAGGTGGCGGCAACCTGGCCGACGCAGCCAAGGGCGCCGCATTGTCCTACCTGGGCAACGAGGTGGGCGGCCAGGTCGCGGGCGCTACCGGGTCCGACACCGCAGGCCAGCTTGCTAAAGCAGCGTTCGGCACCGCAGCGCGAGGCCGTGGCTTGTCCATAGACGCGTTGGCCATGCAATACGCAACAGGCAAGATTGCAGACCTGAGCGGGCTACCCCCTCAAGTGGCGACCCTCGTTGTCAATCTAGCTAGGAGCAAGCGCCCAACTACCGGCGCGCTGTCCCAGGCTTATCGTCAATATCAGCCAGCCCAACAATACTGAGAGGCAAAACATTATGACCGATCCCGTACAAGAGCAAATTACGCCTGAATTTGATGTTGTTGAACAAGCTGATGGCTCGGCTGTGGTTACGGTTGAGGCTGAAGGAGTTCAGCAAGTGAGCAGGGACTTCGGCGAAAATTTGGCTGAGACCTTGGATGAGTATTTCTTGGCAGGTCTTGGTGCTGAGCAAGCCGAATTGGTGGAGTCCGATCGCCGCAGCCGCGAACCGCGTGATAAGCAGCAAGCCGAAGGCCTTCGTCGCACGGGGCTTGGCGCCGACGCGCCAGGGGGTGCAGCGTTTGAAGGATCAAGCAAGGCGGTGCATCCGATGCTGGCTAAAGGCTGTGTAGACTTCGCCAGCCGCGCTATCAAAGAGCTGTTCCCGTCTACCGGCCCTTGTAAAACGCAAATCATCGGTGAGGCCGACGACGCGAAGGTTGACAAAGCTGAGCGCAAAAAAGCGTACATGAATTGGCAGCTGACGACGAAGGTCGGAGAGCAGCGGGCTGAATTTGAGCGGCTGTTGAGCCAGCTACCACTAGGTGGGTCACAGTATAAGCGCTGGTGGTGGGACGCCAAGCTGGAGCGCCCTCGAACCGAGACTGTCTTCATCGATGATGTGTTCACCCCGTATGGGTGCCCCGATTTTTACACTGCCTGTCGTGTCACCCATCGACAATGGGTGCCGCGCGGGGAGTATGAGGCTCGTGTGGCGTCTGGGTTGTACCGTGACCTGGCATTGCTTGGTCCCGGTGACTCCATGGCTTCCGATCAGTCGTTGTCGCAAGCGGCTTCCAACAAGATTGAAGGTGTGGTCGAGGACGATCTGGCCTACAACGACGAGGGGTTGCGTGAGGTCTACATGATGTATGTGGACTTGGCCATTGACGACGATGAATTTAGCGCTGGGCAGACGGCCCCGTATGTGTTGCACATTGAAAACAATACACAGAAGGTGCTGGGGCTTTACCGCAACTGGGCGCAAGACGACGAGGCCATGGCCAAGAAGCATTGGATGGTCGAGTACACCTTCATTCCCTGGCGTGGCGGCCCAGGGGTCGGATTGTTCCACCTGATCGGCTCGCTGTCAGCGGGCGGCACTGGGGCGTTGCGTGCCTTGCTGGACTCTGCGCACATTCAGAATTTCCCCGGCGGGTTGAAGTTGAAAGGTGGGCGGACCGCTGGGCAGTCTATTCAGGTCAATGCCACTGAGCTGGCCGAAATTGATGCCCCGGCAGGTGTGGACGACATCCGCAAGATGGTGATGCCGTTCCCGTTTGCAGGCCCGTCACCTGTGTTGTTCAACCTGTTGGAATGGCTTACGCAGCAGGCCGAGGGGGTCATCAGCACCGCCAGTGAAGCCATCAGCCAAGGCTCCCCCAATATGCCTGTAGGGACCGCATTGGCGCTCATTGAGCACGGCTCGGTGAACTTTTCAGCCATTCACGCCAGGTGCCATGCGTCACTCAAGAAAGAGCTTGAGATTTTGCATCGCTTGGACGCCGAAAACATCACAGACCAGGAGACGATTGAAGAACTTGGTTCATTGGTGGTCACGCAGCAGGACTTTCAAGGTCCATTAGACATCATCCCCGTCAGTGACCCGAACATCTTCAGCGAAGCGCAACGCTACGCCCAGCTGCAAGCGGTGATGCAATTGGCTGACAATCAGTCGTTTGCACCTTTCTTTAAGCCAGACCGCTTGCTGCAGCGGTCTTTGCGCCTGCTGCAAATCCCGTCACCAGAGGACTTAGCTAATTTACCCAAAGATGCCAAGCGCCTGGGAGCACTAGATGAAAACTACTTGGTGTGCTCGCCTGAGCCAGGCCCGCTTAAGGTCTACATGGAGCAAGATGATGTAGCGCATTTGGAGGCGCACTTGCACTTCTTGGTCAGCCCGATGTTTGGGGCTAATCCACTGATTGGGCCTGTGGCGTTTGGCCCGATGATGGCGCACATAAAAGACCACCTAATGTGCTTTTATAAGAAGCATACTCGCGGCGCAGCCGATGCACTGCTGAGTATCGGTCCCGCCATGGGGGCGCCTGAGCTTTCACGTGCTGAGGCTGAGGCTAAAGGCGCAGCCTTTGCTGACCAGGTGATGGCTCAACTGCTGGGGCCAATGATTATGCCTGCGATCCAACAAGCGCAACAACTTGCCCAGCAATTTGCACCTAAGCCGCCCATCGACCCGACGGTGCAAGCGCAGATCGCAAGCCAGCAAGCCATCACCAAGATGCAGCTTGACGCGGCTGCGCACACGGCGGAGCAGAACAACCTGTTCAAGGCGTCGGAAGCGGACAAGGCCCGCCAAGCCGAGGCCGCCAAAGACTCTCTCGATAAGCAATTCAAGCAATGGCAAGAGGAGTTCAAGCAAGACGCCAATGATCGGGCTACCATCATGGCCACCGCTATCGAGAAGCAGGCGATGGAGATGGAGGCGCGCTTAACCCAGTTCAACGCTACGCAGCAAGCGCTCCGCGAAGAGGAGGCTGCACGGTCCCAGGCTATGCGCGACCAGTTGAATGCGGACAACGAAGCTCGGATGGCTGTGTTGCAGGCCACATTACAGCAAATCCAGCAAGCTGCGGTGCAGCCGCAACCCGACTTATCGGCCATGTTGCAACCTATAATCGCCGACATGCAACAAAGCACTGCGGCAATCGTGGCGCAATTGGCGCAAGGGTTGGCGGGGCTGCATGCTGCGCAAAGCGCGCCACGTGTCGCTCGGTACATCAAAGACGAATTGGGCAACAATATCGGCGTTGAATCTGTTATCAAAGGACCAGTGCAATGAAGTCAATGTCATTATCCACCAGCGGCACGTCAACGTCTAGTGTTGCTGCTACTACATCAAACATCAGCCCGATCTCCATTGAAATTGCCGTTAAGGTGACCGGATCAGCCACCTACAACGTGGAATACACCTTGGATGATATTTTCGCGGCCGGGTTCACCCAAGTGGGTGCAACCTGGTTCAATCATCCAACATTGGCTGCGGGGCAAACAACGACCAAAGATTGCCAAATCACATGGCCAGTCACCGGCATCCGCATCAATCAGACGGCGGGAGCGGGGAGCACCTCCGCAACAGTCTTGCAAGCAGGCATCTGACATGATGCGCACGCTCATCCCATGCGTGGTGAACGGTCAGCTCGTTGACATCGATGAAGATTCGCTAGTCAAGAAGGTTGGCGGACATGAAACGGCCACCGAAGTCTGTGACTGGGTGGAATACTGGCTCAATGACGAGCTGGTGCACCGGTCGGTACATGTGCATTTGCGCTCGGGGCTGGGATCTTTGCTGGCCCAGGGCAGTTTGTGAGTTGAGGAGCATCAATGTCTAATACGCAGGCTTTCTGCAACAGTGCACGTGTGGATTTGCTTAATGCTAAACATGCGTTTGGCACTACGTTTGCACGCGCTGGTACTGGCGCCGACACCTTCAAGGGTGCGCTGTATCTTGATACGGCCACCATCAACGCCTCAACGACAGC